TTTTTAAACTCTTCTTCTGGCTCACCGACAGCTCTACCTCTAGTAAAACCTGTATCTTTACTATTAACAGCATCAATAAGCTTAGAATTAAGCTGTGTTAATAAAATTAATGCATCACCTATGTTATCGTTAGCCATATAAAATATTTAAGTTAAAAGTTAAACGGGTTAATACTCTTTATAAGCTGATTAATTGACCCGTATAAATTATTACCAACTTCATATTTATCATAAGCGAAACCAACAGTGTAGTTATTTACGTTTTCACTATCACTATACAAATGAGCTCTTGAATCCAAAGTAGTTGGAACGCAATTAAAAAATCTCCATGTTTTTCTAGGTATTTGAGCTAATCCTTTATCTGATCTAGTATATTGCAAAATTGTAATATTACATTTCATATCTTTATCAGATTGTTCTATATCATTAGGGTCTCTTGCTACATAACCGTGATGAGATGACATTATTAACCATGGTCTCATTAATACATCTACAAATGATGTATTTGTTTCTCTAAAATTAACTTGTAATAAATTGTTTGCAAACCCACTTCTTTCTCCTAAAATAGTTCCTGGTATAAAACCTCTATTATTCGGTATAGGAGCTTCTCTAACCCTTAAACTTTCCGAACCTATAGTAAACCCATTAGCAAATATACACCCTATTATATTTTGATTTTTAGTACTGGTTAAAAGAGAAGCTGCTATATCTATATCAAAGCCAGTAGCGGTTGGTGCTTCTAAATCTCTTAAATTACTTGTAGTTAAACCTGGTGGGTATCTATCAATTAAAATTATAAACTGAGTATTTAAAGGTATTGAGTTGGTCCATTGATTAAAGTTATCTAAGAAAAAATCTCTAAAACTAATTAATGGAGCGAAAGGTATATTTGCACCTATTAAATCAAGACTTGGAGCACCTAGTAAACCTCCTCCAAGATTGTTTAAACTCCTTAATGCGTTATTATATGATCCACCTAAAGCCATGTCGTATTAATAATATTTAATACGAAAAGATGTTTAGAATTACGCGGTTTGTCTAAAGTAGTGGTATGAAACTGTAACGTCAAATTCAACTGGTCCACCGTCACCAGTCACATCATATTGGATCTCTCCAACTGAAACAGGTGCTACACCAACTAATTGAAATTGACTTACTCGATTTAACTCTTTATCAAGTAATGCTAAATCGATAACACTATTTTGGTTAGGTATAAAATAGTTACCTGTTGAATCGGCATCATCAAAAGTATCATTTAATACCTGTAAGAATCTAGTTCTTAAATCATAGTTTTCATCACATCTGAATCTAATGTTATATGCACCACTACCTGGGTACTTAACTATTCCTGGGACTCTAAATTCTAATCCCATATATGGAACTGTATTAGATGTAATGTCCTTTTTAGGTAAGGCAGCTGTAGTAGCATATACTAAATCATCTTCATTAAAACTTACGTCTGAACCATCTCCAAAACTTATATTTAAAACTCTGAAAAGATTAAGTCTTGCGAAATCTCTCGTTTGACTTTGCGTATAAAAATTTTGTATTGTTTGTCTAGTCTGTGCCATACTATAATTATTTATGCATTCTTACTAATTTTAGCTTAATTAAGTTGCAGATAATAGTAATCTAAATGTATCACTTCCAATAGTAACAGGTATAAATCTTATACCTTCTTTCAATGCAGCGAAATCAGTTAATTGAGCTGCTGCTGGAGTTGATGGAGCTGGGTATCTTAAATTATTACCATCTGCGGTATTTACCCCTATATTTCTAAAGGTAGCATCTGATGATGTAGCGTTAGAAGTTGTAAATGCTAATCCTGCATTGGTAACCACTATAGTAGATAAATCATGAACTTGAGTTGAAAGACTTGCAAATCCAGTAGCATTTCGTCCATCACTAGATGATAAAAAATCAACATTAGCACTTAACTTATCAAATTCAGTACTTAGAAAAGTTGTATTGGTATTACCATCAGCTTTATTATTTTCTAAATTAGTTATTTTACCCAACGCATCTGCTGATAAAAAGGTTAAAGCAGTTGTAACAGGAAAAACATCACCATCAACGTATGTATGTCCTTCTCTAAAACCGACTGGCGAGGTACCGAATGCTGCTGATAAATTAATTATATTAGGTATAGCAAAAGAATATAAACCGCCTTGTCCATTTTCTACTCCTCCAAATCCAGATAATAAATTAAATGCTGTACTTAACGTATTAACATTAGTCGAAATAGTTCCTGTAGTGGTTCCTACCAAATTTTCAAAAGTAATCTTTTTAGATTGATTTAAAATAGGATCTACGATATACAGTAAATCGTCATTTGATAAAGTTGTTATTGTATCTAAATCTGTTAATCTTTTATTTGCCATTATGTTGTCCCTACTAACATTCCACTAATGAAGGTTAATGTTGTTGTTGATCCATCAGTAACGTTAACAGTTAGTGGAGAAGCTGCTGTACCGTTACCTCCGCGAGTTGCTTGGGCGCTTAAACTTAAAAATATATCTTTTCTACCTTCGTAAGCACTTAACCCATCAACATCTGAACTCAATGAATTATGATTTGAACTTAAAATTAATAAATCAGTACTTAATGAAGCAACTGAAGCTGTTTGGAATGCCGTTACTTGTTCAACTGCTGTAGATATAGAAACGAAATCAGTAGATAAAGAAGTTACTGTCGTTACAACACTAGGAAAAGTAATACCTGCATTATTCTTTAATAGATTATTAAAGGTTATTTTTTTAGATTTACTGTCACTGGTGTCGACAATATACAATACATCAGTACTATCTGCTGTCGTTAATTCAGTTAAATTTGATACTTTAGTATCCGCCATACTAATATTTATTGAAGACTGTCAGCTTACCAACGGTTATTAACCTACCAACTCAGTAAAGTCGGTACCAGTTCTGGTTGCAAAGAAATTAACTAATATAAATTCTGCTGCTCTAGCTGGTTTCAAGTAAATATCTACCTTAAGCTCATTACCATCAATAACATCTGGTGTATTATTTCTTTCGTCGCAAACTACGAGGTAATCAAATAAACCTTCTGTATTTTTAGCATTATCAAAGATTGGTGATATTGCATTGATTACTCTTGTTCTTGTTAATAACGTATTAGGTTCAAATACAAAGAATCTAACTGTATTTCTAACACCTTTCTCAAGATTTAAGAATAAACGTCTAACATTAATTCTATCAAATGCACTTGGTAGTTTCTGTAACGTTTTCTGACCAAATATTACAAAACCTTCTCCAGGGAAGAATGCTACTGGGTTAACATTTAACTTATAAAGCATATCTCTTTGTTTCTGAGTTGGGAATAATGCTAAGTCATTAGCTCCTATAACTCTACCTCTTGTAAACCCTGCTGGTGCAAACCATGGATTAAAATTACTATCTGTATTAGCCATTGCAGCTGCTGCAAATCCTGAGAATGGATTATAAACATTAGCATCTACGTATGGATCATATACTTTAACCCACTGACCATAAGTTGCTGCATAATTACTATTTACTGATCTAAACGCTTTAATAGGATTTAAAATATCTCTACTAAAGTTTTTATTAGGATCTGATAAAGTTAAGAAATCTTCTCCTTGTACAAATATACTTCTTGGTAGATCACTAATAAACAAGTGATCTTTTCTTTTGAACTCTGCAAAGTTAATAAATCTATCAGTTACTTCTTTCCAATTACTTCTCAATGTTTGACCAGCAGCTGATCCTGATGAACCATCTGAATTAACTTGAGTAGTTCTAAAACTATCAATTGAGTCTATATTTGCTGTATCATCAAATCCTTCTGTGCCTTGGTCTTTTGATGATGAATATATAGTTGATAAACCACCATCTACGGTTATATCAATATCAAATAATTCAACATTTTCTACTGTATCAAAAAGTCTATCTAATTTCTTAGGTACATCACCAATAATCTTATTCTCTAAGTTAGCACTTTCAAATGATCCTATTGGGAATAATGAATCTGCAGGGCTTAATACTGCTCCTAATTCACCAAGTGTGTTTCCTAACTGCCCTATATTATCATCAGTACCACCAAATCCTGACGAAAGAGTATTCATATTAGAGTGAGCAACTGCTTTACCATTAATAAATTCAGTAGCCATTCTAACTTTAACTTTAGGGTTACCATTTAAATCTAAATAAGTACTACCTAATTTATGATTTAATTTCTCATTTACTAATATCTTAATATTAGGAGAATCTGATTCTTTAGATTCAATATTAAATGATATTGGCTGACCACCTTCTTGTGAGTTAATTTGCCTATGATAATCAAATGATCCAACATAACTTTCTTCTAAATTAACTGTTAACTTAATTACATCTGGTGTAAATGGTGATTGTCTTAATCTAAACAATCCTAATGAAAGTGTATCATCGTAATTAGCTTCTGAAATATCAAATATACTTAAGTTTTCCATTACTTCTGAAATACTATCTGTATCTTGACCAAATGTTGTTGTACTATTATCTGATGCAGCTGATAATACATTATCTAGTCTTGCATCTGGTAATGTCGTAAAGGAAGCTGTTCTATCAGCACTTGTTGTAAGAGTTTGTACTGATCTAATACCATCAAAGTCTGTTGCAGGATTTAATTGAGTGTTATCAACAGCACCGATATAAAACCCTTCAAACTTTTGATTTATAGTTGTTTGAGCTTTATTTAATACAAGTAAAGCTGCATGATCTAATACACCTACACCAGAAAGTGAGTTTAGCATAAAATCTTGCCATTCAAAAGTACCGTCCCCAGTATCTGGAAACTTACCTTTAGCTAATATAGCATCATATTCTTGTCGTGTTAATTCAAAATGCACTGGTTTACCTAAAATTACCACTCCACCATCAGCTGAAGTTGAATCAGTTGCAGTACCAACACCTAATTGACTATATTTTGTAGGCATATCACCTGTTGTAGAGTCAACTAAAGTAGAACTAAAATTATAACCTGATGCTGGATATGCTAAACAACCATATGATGTTCCAAAACCG